TGTAATCCGGTTGGTTGGTTTTCGCAATATCAAAGAACGAAAGACTAACATTTACCGAAATGAACTTGAATAAGCGTTCCGTTATTTTCGTCGGGTCTGGATTTTCAATTTCATCTTTCAGATTGTAACGTTCCGAATCCTTCAGAAGTATTCCCCAAGCAGCAAATGGATAACTTGGCTTCGGTCCGACTTGGTTCTTTCGAATCATAGGAAAGGGAGAATCCGATGTTCCTAAATTTTCCGAAAGTTTAGTCATGATCGATCGAATATTTGCAATCATCTCTTGTATTTTACAAAAGTCTTAAATATTGGATGAAACCTAATGCCGCTTCTGAAACATACCTTCATACTTTTCAAACGAAAAGATTTCCATTGTCTGCCTTTTTGCGGAGAAGGCTCATTGCTTGCTCTCGGATAATTTCGTGTTTTCTAGAGGTCGAATCCCCATCAAGCGCTTTAGATATTTGGTCATCTGTAAGATTCTTACCTGCGCTATTTGCCACTGCCTTCCTGACTTCTCCGATAGAGATACGGTATTTTTTCAAGGTAGACAACATATCCGTATTGACTACTTGTGAAATTCGATCCGTAGTCACCAATCCGTCGAACTTATTTACAGTAAGATACATTCGATTCACTAAAGCTTTGATACCTCCTGGATTTAAAGGATAAACATGGGTTAGAAAAAGACTTTTTGCACGCTCTCCGTCTTTTCCGGAAGAAAACCTAAGACCAAAGGCTTGTTTCGAAAATTCTAATATATCGGGCTTCGGTAAATTTTGAATATAAACTCTTTGTGTTTGAATGTCGAATTCAGGAGCATTCAATAGGGATGCGAATCTGTATTCGGGTCGTGCAAACATGATAATTGAAAAAAGAGAATCGAGGTCTCCGTAAGAAAGTTCATGAATATCCTTTAGATCCCGAAGCATTCTTTGATCTAAATAATGAGCATTATCGATTAAAAGAATTACTTTCCGAGAAGTTTTACCGGCATACATCAACGCTTCTTTTAACATCTTCTGTTTTCCCGTTGCACTACCGGGAATATGTTGTCCAGGTAGAATTTCCTCGATAATTGACCGCATAACTTGTGTTATACTGATTCTTCCGGTAGAAAATAATTTACCCAACTGAACGAAGATATAACTAGTTTTGTTTTTTTTGACGTTACTTAATTCTCCTCTTTCATCTTCACCATTATCGCTCTCTTCTGTCTTTTTACCTTCTAATGACTCTAGGAGTCGATCAAGTAGAAAGGATTTTCCCGAACCCGCATCTCCCAAAATCACAAGCCAACTATTTAGCTTTACGGATTTTCGAGAGGTTGATAAGACTTTTACGGTTGAATTAGTGTCCGTATAAATAGCTGATTTCATTTTAATCTACTTCCAGGTTTTAAAGTATTTGAAAGATCCATTAGAGTTTTGCCGTGAATACATCCGAATTCTTCCAATTCGGATTCTAAAACGGTTTTGATTGCTTCTCTGACTTCGCTTTTGAGTTGATCCAGTTTTGATCCGATTTGTTCTTCCAGATATTCCTCTGCTTCGATAATGGATCGAATTACTTCCGGTGCTAGAGGTGTGTGCGTTTTCATCGCCGGCTTCATTCTAGGTTTCATTCCAACTTTAGTTTCTGGTAAAGAAGGAACAATGTCTTGGAATGTAGTTAAGTTCTTTGCTTCTTGGGACTTCTTCCGAACCGCTTTTCTATACTTTTCTTTTTCCGTTTCCGAGAAAGCATGACGATTATCCATATTCTCATAAGAACCTCCTTCTCTTTGTATTTTACCTTCTGGATCAAGCTTTATCATCTTACCGGAAACTTCCGCATAGTATCCGTCTCGTTGTGGGAAAATCGTTATCCTTCGACCTACGGTATCAAAACTTCCAACAAAGTAATCTTGCTTCTTGATGGATACTGTTCCGTATTCGCTTACGTCTCTTTCAAAATGACTGACTAAAGCGTCTTCAAGATTCTTTGCGGTTACAGCCTGGACTGGGTAACTTTTAGTTCCTTCAATAAACTTTTTATAATATCCTTGTTTATGATTGTGGGAAACCATCCAACGATAGAGAAACTCATTGAACTGTTCTACATCTTGAATGAGTCGTTGGTTCGTAAATGCTTGGATTCGCTTTAACCAACCATTCCTTGCTTCCACATAACCTTTTGCCCTGGGGTTGCCGGGAAAATGTTTTTCATAGCTGCTACCAAGTCTTTCTAAGGTGGGTTTTAACGTTTTCAATGCACTATGGTTATCTCCATAAACTGTTTCCGGTAATCCTCGCACAGGAATATGATCGTTATTCATCAAATGACTGATTCCCGGTATTGGAATTAGAGCTGGGTCTTTTTCCAAAAATGCGTATCTAAATAACGTTAGATACCCTTGTGCATTTTCTCCACCAAATGTGGAAGTTGCACCTTTTGGATCAGGTGCATCCGCATAACAAAAAAATGAACCTGAAAAAACATCTGCCAAACAATAGATGAT